TCCCCACCTTCTATCGAAATTTGTCCATCTTTGACGGTTAACTGGGTTTGTGGGTTAATACCCTTGTTTTGTCTTATCCAATCGAAAACAGCATTGGCGGAGTTCTCGGTCTTTTTCGCATCGCCTTTAGCCGCTGCCGTTTCTAAATAACGGTACTTGACCATCGCCGCACTTGAAATTTCCTTATTTTTCTCACCGAATATAATGGGCAAAGGATTGTTAGACGCCAATGCCTTGGCTGCCAGGGAAGAGGACTCAACATCCACCGTTTCTTTCCACATCCTGTTCCCTATGGTTTTGCGCGTTGCCTGGTTAATATCTTTCTCATGCGTTTTAAAATATTGTTTTGCGGTCTGTAAATTCTCGGCGCGTTTATCTCCGCTGTTTAAAAGATTATCAATCACGCCCTGGTGTACCGTGGACGTATATACATTTATGTCAACATTGAGCGAATCTTTATCGTTCATCCCCATGGCCTTCGCATTCGCCTTGATCCCATTAATGCCTTCTAAAATATGTTTATTACGTTTTACATCCTGTTCTGGGGTCCCGACCCCTGTCTGGATTGCCTCAGTCGCAGACCACTTTATTGATTTCTCATTAGCCGCGATCATGGCTGTTAATCGTTCTTTATCTTCATGCACTCCAACCCCATGCAGGTAAGTAGCTCGGCGATCTTTAATGATCCTGTCGGTCGCCAGTTTTTGCCTGGCATCCATCTCGTCGTACTTATCAAGAAAGTTAGAGTGTAACTGCGACATTCTGCCACGTTGCTTAAAGGCAGCCTGGGCGTTAGGGTCTTTCTCATCCCAGAGAATCTCTGCCCCTGCTGGGTTATGGAAATCCTCTATCTGCTCTGGCCTTAAAGGGGACCTATAGTTTTCCCAAAGGTCACCTTCTCTGCTTAGCAGCCCTTTTGCGTTGCTACCTTTTTTATTAAAGGCGGATCGTTTCCGCTCAAACTCATAGTCCTTCCAGGCGGAAGACGCTTCCTGGACGGTTGTCAGATCCAGTTGGTTTTGTTTGGCAATAACAAAGTCTTGTATTTTATCCGCCGCCACGCCAAACTCTTTAGCTAACTCCACTTCCCCTCCCGATAGATTCTCAATCGTAGCGGTATTTCGTAACGCGGGGGCGTTAAGTCTTTGTAGTTTTTGAGTTGGCTCGTTAACGAAAGGAATTCTTGGCATAATATTAAACCCTTACTTTATTTTTGAATATTTGAATGATGCGTAATCGCCAGCTGATCCGAGCAAACTGGAAGTGAACGCCATCGCAGCTGACCTCCCTGGGCTGATAGTCGATGCTTTTGCTGACGCTATATCGGCTTCGTTTTTGTAGTTAAATTTTTTGATATTCAACCCAAACACTTCGTTATCTGTATTGGCGGCGATCGTTTCCCTCTCGACGGCCTCAATCACATTGGTGCTTAAAATAATGTCCAATGGAGTGCCGCCGGTCATCAGGATATTCCTGGAACCCCATCCAGCCTTTTGACTTGCCTTCATGTGCTTGAACTTGAGTCGATTAGCGTTCTCTTCGGCGCGACCGCGTTTCTCAGCGTTGCGGATTTCCGCCATGGTTAGTATCTGGTTATTCTGTGCATTTTGAATAATGTGATGGTAGTAGGACAGTTCGTAACTGGCTTCCGCCGCTGCGCCATAGCTGGCCAGCCCTGCCTTGAACAGGCTTGACCCTACGAACATCTGCCCAAAAGTTAAACTCATTTTTCGGCTCCCTTGTTGTAATATTTATTGACCTGGTAGCCCTCTAACTTGTAGCCCAGCTTCTCGTACAACTTTAAGGTCCTCTCAGGTTCGACATTAGTGGATATCCCGAATCGGAGCGATACGGCTCCTTTAGCTATGGCCCAACTCTCAAATGTTTTAATCAACCGATAGGCTGCGGTTCCGCCTCGCCTGGATTTTGTTACAAACAAACAAAGGTCATTTGCCATAAGGCTATGGCCAAAAAAGTGTGGGATAACTAGACCGCAGAACATCCCTATCGTTTCGCCTTTATCCTCGGCAATAAAACATGCCCCATACTCGACCATGCCAGGAGAATTAAAAAGGGCAACAAGCGTTTGTTCATCAAAGTCCAGCGTGTTAAAAGTCGGTGCTTCTTGGTGCATTTCTCTACCCAGGCGAATCAAGGAAGGAAGATCATCGGTATCGGCCTTTCTTATCACCATGGCGGTTTTTGTTTTAGGCTGTCCCAAATTCCACCTCCAAGGTTAAAGATAATATGGTCAGCGGGGATGGATCGCTCTGCCGGACAATGATCTGCCCACCCCTGGTCCATGATGCGTCCAGGGCGATCTCGATTTCGTCAGATTCCAGGGCAGTCGGTTCGCCGTATCCTTCGCTGGTTCTTTGCGCGTATGCTTTTAAATGAGATACGTCTGGTCCTACCAGGGAAGGACCCCTGGTCTTATCGACTCTAATATGTACCTTCGACACCGATTTAGTTTGCCCCTGGCCAAGGCCGTCTGCTTTCGCTGCTACAACCGGCAGGGTCTGTAAGTCAGAAGTGTAAGGTAATCCGATATGAGCAATACTGGCTCCCTGGGTCAAGGTCACGGATCCATCCGCTGCTACTGTTTGCGGAGGTGCTACCGATCCGTCTGCGTAAATGGAAACCGATTCGCCGATTAAGTGGTGCAGCCCATTGATAACAGTGATTTCTTTTCTAGCTTTCCCCCCTGACACATAGGTCGAATACGAACTGCCATCCACATTTACTGGGGTTGCTGCCGTGGTTTGTAATTCAAAGGTGTTAGTGGTAACACTCGCTACGGTATAACGGTTGCTATTGAGTTCAGTCATCCCAGTATCAATCCCGATCCCGCCGACATCGGTGATTCGAACAACATCGCCATTCGAAAACCCATGGCTGGCAGAGGTTACGACGACAGGATTTGCTGTAGTCGCAGCGGTAATTGTTTTAGGATTATTATAAGAAAGCCCCGAATCCACATGGAAAGCATCTCTCACTTCGGAGAATACCCTGGAATGCAACCGCTCAATGAATCTTCGGTCTACTCCATTGATCCGGCGTTTGACAACCACATACAACATCTTTTCGCCGACGCTCTCCGGAATAACCGCAACCGATTCGAACTCCCCATCGGTTTCGTGAAGGTGCCAGCCTAAAACATCAGGTTTCTGGCCTGACAAATAAGTCAGTCCGATTAACTTCCCATCGGACCTGACGGCCCAGATGATAGATACCGGAACGCTGGAATACCCCCAATCGGTTATGGTGTACCCATCAAACAAATGAGGGGCTATTATTGAAATATCTCTAGGCTTGTATTTATCCGTTTCGAAAGAATAGTTCATGTCATAGACATGACCCCCAAGGTCCGCTATGAACATGACCGCATCCCCTGATACGATCGGTTCTCTATTCCCTGATCCGACATAACTTTGCGGTCTTAGCGCAATAGTCGTAGGAGTAAGAGCATCCGAGTTCTCGGTCGTCAACTTCCACTCTGTAGCGGAAGTAAAAATAATCAACTCATCCAGGGGAATGATATGCCGGACCTGGTTGTATTGCCTGGCCGACAAAGTGAACAAGAGTGAGTCATCGTCCTGGGAAGGAATTGATTTAGATAAATTAGACTCGGTCCCTGGTCGAGTCATCCAGGTCGATTGCGGATTGTTATTGGTTGCTGAAAATACCCGCCTTTGGTCATGGTAAGAAACCGTTGAAGGATAATCGTCGGCACCGCTAAATGGGGTCTGGTTCTCAGGAGGAGATATTAAAACATCCGCCTCGATGTTATCATCAACAAAAGATGTGTCCGGAGTCTGGCCTATATAGCCATGCACCCCATTATCGTCCTTGTAGACGTTGTATCGAGTCGCTCCTGTTACCGCAGCCCATGAAACTGTATTCTTATTCCCAGAGGTTGATAAATCGTTTGTCGCTGAAACTTCCGAGGACGCTAGAGATTCCTCCAGAATATCTGATAGTGCGGTAACGACATATTTGTAAGTTAGCGATCCGGAAGTCGGTAAAGCTGAAACCGATACACTCCCAGGCGCGGAAAGACTAGGCGCAAAGGTGATCGTTGTTAAGGTCCAGTTTGTTGCACCCAGGCGTTTTAGTTCCCTGGGAGCAAAAGAAGGATGAACTAAAGTCATCACATCAGCCGATTGCGTGTAGTTAATTTCGAATAAATCCGAGGTTGTGAAAGGAGTCGTTAGGGTGTAAACCCTGGCAGCTGTCCCTGCGGAACCGTAAGCGGTATAGGCAGTGGAGTTGATGTTGTTGCCCTGGAGATCGGTGATCTCAAATGTGTTAGTTGTCTTGTTAGCGACTTTAAAATACCGGCCATTCAGTTCAGTCATCCCAACAATGGATGAAATATAAACCTCATCCCCATCGGAATAGCCATGGCCTGTATCGGTGACAACGCAAGGATTCGCCTGGGTTGCTCCTGATATAGTCGTATTCGCCTCCAGGACCGTGGACCCCTCAGTATGAATCCGCATATACAGATTCCCGAACTCAAGACAGTACGCCTGGTCAGTATTAAATATAAATGGGAGTACCCTGGTTGAAGCCGACCCGCCGTCTTTTACCTCTTTGATAAACTGGAATCCTGGGCGGTTGACAACTGGGCCATGGGGTAAAGGGTAGAAATTAAGACAGGTTGACAACCCTGTCTGGTAATGGTTTAGGTCGATCCGTCCGAGCATCTCCGGAGCGATGACCCCACCACCAAAAGAGCGTTGGTGTATTCGTGCCATATATCCCCTTTAAGTCCTAGCCTTAATACCGCTGGGCTGATAAGTTCCTAAATTTAAATCCGCCTTACTTAACTGTTTTCCCTGGGAAGCGTCGATTGCCTTCGCTTTCCCCATGTTTAAATTATATTGTTGCGCTGCAATTTCCTTGACCTTCGGTTCCCTGGTAATCGGTAACGCCAGGTAAGAAGCGAGTAGCCAGGACAATGCATGAATGAAAAGAGGGGGGAATTTAGTCGTGTCATCAATAACGGCGGTGTACCAAAGCTCCGCATTATCGGTGTTCGCTAGAATGATAGTGCCATGCGTTGCATGACTTTCGGTCGCAAACTGGACCGGGGTATTGTATTGTTCAACCACTACTTGCCTGGCAACCAGGTAAGGATTAGGAACCGTGTACCAATATTCCCACCCAGAAGGGGCGGTCCCTGATATTTGAGCTAACACCTGGCGACGTTTAGCAAATCCCCAATCGAACTCCGCTAGACATTCGTCCCTGGCAATCGGATAGAACTTCCCGCATTGAGCCGCTTCCGCACTTCCATCCGGCGGTACGATCGCCGTGATCTCGGCCTTGTTGCCAATATGTCCCAGGGCCAAATTACAAATATCGACAGCTGATGCCATTTACTTTCTCCGTTTTGACTTTTTCGTTTTTTCTACTGGTTCCTCTGGTTTGGATTCTCCAACTGGTTCTTCCCACGGATTATCCCCAGTTTTATATATGTTGCCTCCAGCCCTGGTCCCTTGAACATTGGATGTAAACGGCATTGCATCTTTAGGAGGAGGGACTTCATCCTCCACGCCGATCATCCAGGACCCTCGATCTTCTTCTTTCTCTATCTCAAAGACATCCCCAGGTCGCCTTCGCTGCGATCCGTAGTAGCCCATGATTTTTGCCTTTACCTTGATTCCCACAAGTCACCTCAAAAAAAAGTTAGAAAGGTGAAGTGGCGGGGAAAGGAGGAGGAAATCCCCGCCACCTCTGAGGGCAGACGCTAGATAGCGTCAGCGTAAGATTGCCAGCTATATGCCTCTTGATCTGATAGATAAGCATCTACCGTGATCGTTGGCGATGTGCCAGCTAAAACATACTCAACCCCGATATACCTAAGTACACCTTCAGTTGGGACTGCCATTGTGAAGTTGTATCCTGCCGCCAATGTTCCGGCAGCAATCGCACGACTTGACAAAACGGTTCCTAAAGAAGTAGCCGCGCCTGTAGCAACGCCAAAGGTATAAGTTTCATCCCCGGTCGTAAAGTCAGCTGCGACAGTCACATTAAAGTGAACGTATAAAGGTTTACCTGCACCCACTTGCCTTGCGGTTTGGGTGAGGTCGATTACGTTGGTACTGTCAGCCGATGCTGTTAATGCCTGGGCATCCGACAGTTCTAATCTTGCATCTACATAACTCATAATTTATCTCCTAAAGAGAAGTTAGTGTTTAGTTAGACCATCCGCTACTTAGGAGATGGTTGCTTCCGTACTGGTCAAAGCATCACAACGGCGAACCGGAATGCCATCAAATGACATAACGTGTTTACCTGCGACCTCGTCCTGCGTCATACGAACATTGGTCGTATTGTTGATCTGCCGACGCAACGTAGAACGAAGTCCGCGATTCATATAGAACGCGGGTCGCCCCTTGCTGGCATTTGGCAGAAGCTCGATAGCCTGGACCATGAGATCGGTAATATCAGCACCTGTTGACTTATTAGCAGTCAAGAGAGACTGATCGATGTTGCAGATACGAACTACATATCTCCAATCACGAACCGAAATACCACAATCCCACTTATAGTGAGATCGATAGGCTTCCATGCGGCCTGAGTTGGAACCATCGGAAGCATCTTCCAATGTTACCTGGCCCTTGTCGGTGAACTGGAGGCCAGCTTTTGATCCCTTGGGATAAATACCGTGTACGGTATCGTTGCCCCAGGAAATCAACCAAATTGAGTTATTATCAGCACCAGAACCACCACCAAGGATAATATTATCCGCATTGGCAGGACCGGAGTTATCGTTGAAGCGAGGAGCAAACCCAGTAAACTCTTCCGGTGCCGTTCCTTCGTTGCCATACATAACCGTGTTAGCAAACTCTTGACTCATCCCTTCAATGTGGGCTTTGTCTTCGGTCATTCTAAAGGCCGCCGAA